ACCATGTCGTATTACCACGTTGCGGTAAGATCATATCTTGATCCCTCTTGACTTCAGGGTTCTCGCTGCTCGATTCATGACTGCATCACTTATCTTATGACCATCCATATATAAATTGACAATGATATTATCTTCTCCGCTTAACTTCGATAATTTTTCAATAGGGATGATTGCTTCCGGTCCGCTTTCTGCGATCATTGCGATCTGTGGAGTTAATGCGAGCCCTCCATGCTGATATTTACCAAGCTTTACTACGGATTTTGTCGATGTTGATCCTATTTGCATACCGCTTGAAGTTTTTGTCACAGCTGACCAAATTGATGATGCAGCTCCGCTGGTACTTGCCGGTTTCGATATACCTTTTGTAGCAGCTGATAATACATTTGATGCAATGTTTGAATAGTTCACAGTATTTCCAGATACCGACCAGTTTTGTGCAGATCCTGTAGCCCCTCCGGACGGCTGTCCAAGTGATCCTAAAATCGATTGATAAATTTGTTGAGACAGTGGGTACTCATTTGGTTTCCATGCGCCACTTGAATATAATGACTGTATGAGTCCTGGTGTCATTCCGCTGATATCGACCTGACAGATCCCTCCGATCTCAGCGAAAGCGTTCTCTGCATAGAGTTGACTTCCGCCATAGGAATTCACAGTTCCTCCGCCACCGCCCCCTCCATACCCACCACCGGTCGCTCCGACGTTGATGGTGTACTGTCGACCGGTCAGTTGTGTCAATGCCTGTGCGATCTGATTCAACATTTGTGTGATTTGTGTTACGGTCGTGGACATGGATGTCTTCATTGTGTCAAGTGACGACTGCCATCCGTTTATAAATGCGGGTAGAATATCGTTCTTAAAAGATTCAAACATCGAGTTCAACATGTTAAAAGTACTCTGAGAAGATTCTTTGAATGATGTCATCATGAGATCAAATCTTCCAGATAGCTCGATACTCGCTGCAGTTATCGTAGCAATTAAGCTGGTTGCTGTATCGTAGAATGCTTTACCGACTACCATTCTGAACTCAATTGACTTTTGTGATACGGATGTAATAAATTCATCCCATACTTTCGTACTAGAATCGATGATGTCTCTCCACTTCTTTATGGAATCGAGTCGGATTAAGTCCATCGTCTTTCTGAAGTAATTTAACATGTATCGAAGTTTTGAACCGAATACTGCTGCTGCTTGATCTAGATAAGAGATCTGGAAGCTCGCTGATATTGTTTCACTTCCTGTAGAACCTTCAGCAGCTCCAATAATACCGCCTTCCGCGAACGGTCTTATCCCAAACAACGGCAGAATTTTTCTAAGGACATTCCATCCTGCTTTTCGATCTTTCAGTGGAACGATAGCCTCCGCTCCGGCCTCCCCTATCAGTCCTACGATCGGGGATGATACGATACCGCCTTCCGCATACCGAATTGGGGTGCCTAGTGCCCCGCCGATTGAACGACCGCTCACCGCATGTGATATCGCGGACGCTGCTGATATCGCTGCACTGACAACTTTACTGGCGAAATAATCCGCAGCAGTTGCAATTTTCACACCAATGTCTGGAATTGATGCGAGCTTCTGGTAGACAGATGCGCCGCCGGCGGACAGATAGCTCATCGCGGTTGTGCCGCCTGATAACAGACTGGAGTATGCGGACGTGCCACCAGCGCTCAGCCTCGATCCAGTATTACTACCTGAATTCGTAATAACAGCGCCCATCTCCTGAGCTTTCAGCAAGTTGTAATCGCCCGACTGCTTCAACGATGTACCGACTGACCCGACGTTCGCCTGGAACTTGTTGGTCGCAGTGTCAAACGATACGACTACAGCCTGTCCAGCATTCGTGATGAACTTCCCACCGACTTCAGCGCCCAGCTTCAGAGAGGTCTCAGCGTACTGTGCCGCGCCGACCACAGAATTGCCTGCTGCGAGCGTTTTCTGTCTGTACTCTTCTGCGGCGGCCATCGCCTTCTGAGCGAAATTCTGAGCAGCGTTCTGCTGCACTTGAGCAGCGTTTTGTGCACTGGTCTGTTCTGTTTTGGCCTCTTCCTCCGCGGCTTCCGTGGTGGTTTTCGCAGCATCTTCTGCAGCGTCTGTAGTTGTTTTTGCGGCCTCTTCAGCTGCTTTTTTCTCCTCTTCGGCCTTTTTCATCGCCTGTTCTTCTTCGTATTTTTTGCGCTCTTCCTCAGTTGCTCTGTATACCGGTATGGCCATTGCTATGAATTTATCCCAATCTTTGCCTTTAGTCGACCCGCCGCCTGCCAGCGCCCATGCCTGCTCTGGTTTCAGACCGGTCTTTATCAAATTTAAAGCGTCTTTAAAAGTATCTCCAGTCAGTTTGTACTCGTATTTTTCTCCGGTGTATGTCGTACCTGTGATCACATTTAAATTACGCGTAGCACTGACTGTGGTTGGTCCAGCGGGCGTAACATAACTGCTAGCGGGCGTAACATAACTGCTAGCGGGCGTAACATAACTGCTGGTATATGTTGGGAGCGTGGGGGTAGCACCACTATATCGTCCAGATTTCGCGACTTCTTCTGACCACGATTTTATATTTTCTCTGCCCTGATCACGGTACTCCTCTGCTCTTGATGCCGCTTCTTCAAAGTACCCACCAACAACAGGCAGTCCTCCTAAATATGATAACACAGATTTGATAGCGTTAATGACGGGCGTAACAATCGAATCATATATTGGAAGTGCTATCTGAGATACGAACCCTCTAAGAAAGTCTACCGCGGCGTTGTATCCCAAATTAAACCACTGCGCGGCTTCCCCCAGAACTCCTTTAATCATTCCAAAAAGTCCGCCGCCTTCCCCTTTCAGAGATAAAATCTTCTCCAGTCCACCTCTGAGCGCTTTGCCAAGATTGGCGCCCATGTCCTCGAACTTGCCCTGCTGTATTGCCTGATTTAAATCATTCTGCAGAGAATCGTTCAGCTTCGCTACCTCTTCAAATCCCTTCTTGACGAGACCGCCAATCTTCTTACCAATGTCAGACCAGTTCACGCTGTTAACTGTCTTAGATATTTCAGACCATATACCCGATCCGATCTGAACGACTTCGTTGAACGCGGTCGTTGCCGCTGTCTTCAAAGTGCTGAAAATTTTACTCCAGTCAATTTGAGACAGTGTATCGATTACGGTCTGCGCAGTGGACTTCACGCCTTCCCAGGCGGTTACCGCGCTCGACTTTAAAGTGCTCCATAGCTTCCCCCAGTCAACGTTACTCAGTGTATCGATTGTGGTCATCGCGATTGATTTTACACCGTCCCATGCGGACTGTGCAGTCGACTTTAAACTGCTCCAAACTGCGCTCCAATCAACATTGCGCAGTGCATTTATCGCATCAGTCGCCAGCGATTTTACACCATCCCACGCTGTCGCCGCAGTCGATTTCAGACCGCTCCAGATCGCGTCCCAATCCGTATTCTTTATGGTGTCGATCACGGTAGTGGCAATGCGCTTGACTTCTTCGAACGCGGTCGATGCCGTTGATTTTATCATATCGAATACTTTATTCCAGTCTCCCGACGCAAGCGCTTTGAAAAAATCCTTGACGGCTGGAATCGCCTGATCGTTTATAAGCGCCAGAAAATCGCGAACGGGACCCGACGCAATTTTGCCGATCTCAATTGCAACATCTCTCACATTATTTTTGAGACGTGCCCACTGTCCGCTGATGGTGTTCGCCATGACCGAAGCCTCTCGCTCAAGTCCCTTTGAGTCGACCTGGATCTGCTTCAGCGCGAAATCGTATTGTTCGGCGCCTTCACCGATTTTCATCATCGCCTGATAACCATACGTGCCGAATATCTGAGAAACGATCGCGGCAGCTTCAGTATCCCCCTGAATGTCCTTCAGCTTTGATCCAATCCAGACAAGTGATCCATACAGATCTTTATTCAGTCGATCACGAATTTCATCAGCGGAGACGCCCATGACCTGAGCTAACTTCTCTACATTTTTCTGATTGATTTTGAGCGCTTCGGCTGCCTGCTCCATTGAGACATTATGTTCCTTTGCGTACTTTTTAACGGCGCTCTCGCTGACTTCATATGACTGTAACAGTTGCAGCAGACCGGAGCGTATCTGAGTTGCCGCTTCCGCTCCGTTTATGCCAAGCGAATTCAACACAGCGCCGAACGCAGCCGTCTTCACCGCACTTTCTCCAAACATCGCAGCAGTGCCGCCGAACGCATTGACGAACTCCAGGATCTGTGGAGCAGTTGCGTTCATCGAGTTTTCAAGAGCGTTCACCTGACTGCCAAACAACGCCAGCTCATTTGTTGGTAATTTATAGACGTTTGCGATCGATGCGACCATTGGAGCGACAGCGTCCGCAGTCATATCAAACGCGACAGCCATGTCCGAGATCGTCTTCGTAAAGTCCATGATCTCAGCACGCGCTCCAGCTATGTCTCCAGCCGCCATCTTCTGTGCGCCGATACCAAGCGAACCCGCTGTCGCTGCGATTTTTTCCAGCTCGGTGACGGTGACGGGACCCTGTCGGGCTAAATCTCTTAAGGATTCTCCCAGTGCTTCGAGATCCTTTCCCGTCATGCCAGTGGTTTTTGATACACTTGCGAGACCCTTTTCAAAATCTGCAAACGCTTTGACACTGCCAAGTGTAGCGGTGCCCGCTGCAGCTATCCCCGCGACCATCCCCTTTCCGAGCGTAGAAAGCACTGCGCCTAACTTCGATCCTGTACTCTCGACATTACTGGCAAAAGATTTGAATCTGGATTCCGCGGAATTTAGACCACTGAGAAATTCCGCCGCGTCTAATGACAGCTTGGCATATGCAGCCGCGACCTGCTCGCCTGGTATTTTAATCACCCTCTTTATTTGATTTTGTTCGCATTGCTGCCCGATCCTTCAGGTACGCCTTTTGTCCTTCGGAAATTTTCTTAACAGTGCTTGACTTCGGTAAAAATTTATCAAGCTTCGGATAGTCTTTCGGAGAATTCACACCCAGCGACACCAACATACCTAACGCATGCAACCTTACATAAGAATTTTCAATATTTGTCTGATGTGTTTTAATCTTCAGATTGATCTCATGAGGTGTGAGCTCAAAAAATTCAGAAGGAGATAAATTAAGCTGACCAATACTGATTTCATACGCTACTGTCCAGTCCCACGGTTGCCCGTCTTCGTCCTGGACTCCTTCATCTTTTTTGGGTCGATTCCATACGAGATCAGAATAGCCTCACTGAGCGCTTCAGTCAACTTCGTAAGCTTTTCGCCGCTGTCGAGCTCGCCCGCGGAGATATAAGCGTCCCTGAGCGCACATGCCTCCTCAAACGTCATCTCCGGATGTTCCCACGTTAATCCCTTCCATAACAAATACGACTGTACAAACGTGGATCCGATATGCGTCAGGAGATCAAAGACCGTTACCTTGAGATCTTTATTACCGAATAAAAATTCTCCTGCGTTCTTTTCAATGTCGATCTGTACTCTGGTCGGGAATCGTATTCTGTACTGAAGCTCTCCGATCATTATCGGTACGAACATTTTATCACCGTAATAAAATTCACACTAATCGCATATAAAGCTTACCACTACCCACGATCGATATCGGTTGCTGGATTACATCACCTGGCGACATATTGATATCGGCGCCTTCGAGATATCCATATCCTTCGAGTCTGAAGTCGTTCGATTCGTCTAAGTAAAATACGACAACTACCTTCTGGCCGCGCAGCGCTTTCAAGTTGTCTAACTGTGGAAAGTCTCCCAGCTCGTCCATCGCCACGAAGGTGTCTATCGTCGCGCTCCAGTCATCGAGCACCGGATACTTTACACGGGCGTTGTTTGTGAACACCGTAACATCAGATGTATCGTTCTTCCACGAGACCTTGATCGCCTTAGCGTATATGATATCCGTCAGCATGCTGAAATATTTCCCAGACGAACACTTCACATAATAATCCGCGTTCAGCGGAGATTTCAATACCAGTCGGCCTCCAGGATACTGGATCTCTTCGATGTCTGATGACGGTATGGTAGTCCAGTCCGTACCGTTTAACGATTTTTGAAATGTTGGGACGACTGAATCGTCCAGATACCTCTTCAGGCTGTTTGTGATCCTGTACACCGTGTAGTTCGTTACGCCCGGGAACTCGTCATTAACTACGCTCATCTGCTCATTTGTCATCGATGTTGATGTGAGTTCTGTGTACTTTATGACAACATCCACACCAGTGATAGGCGTGACCATTTATATCACTCCAAAAAATAAAATGAGCTCAGTGAGCTCATATGTACGTTAGCGATCCAGCGGGGACTACGCTCACAGACGCCTTGATCACATCATCAGCGCTCGCAGATATATCAATCGACTCGACATACCCGTCGCCACTGTAGTAGTGTGTACCGGATGCATCAAGTGTCAACTTAAACGTTGACTTTGTCTGATTTGCTTTCGCATTGAACAGCGCGAGCTGCCCGCTATCAGTCCGGTCGACTGCCACGAGATCAAACGACAGCGACCAGTCCTGGATCGTGGGGAACTTTATGCGCGCTGTATCATCGAGCGCGGTTATGTCCACCGTGTTATCCTTGTCTGTTAGCCTCACATTTGTTACGCCCTTTATCTCGGTCGGACCGATATAAAGAGCTCCCTTATATGCTGCGGTTGGTGTTACCATTTTATTCACCTCTTAATTTTATTAACATTACCTTCCATAAATCAATACGAATTCGGACGCAAAACAGTGCATACCGTTATCAGTCGTCCAATAATTCGTATCGCCTAACCAGTGGCAGACTTCCACGCCCTTTATGGACGTGTTGCCATCTAACACATTTATGATGTTCTCCATGGATATTTCAGCGGTGCGTTTGTCTTTGTGTAAGACCTGGATCTGCATCGTCGTGTACTGCACGCTGCCATCGAGCCCCTTGATCTGTCTTCCTCCTCCCTTTATGATGAGGATCTGTTTGTCTGAAGTTGGATCAGGAGTATATGTGCGTATGGTGTATCGTTGAGAAAAACTGCTCAGCACTTCCGCCACATTTTCCATGAGTAACATACTTATCCACCGACTTTGTTTTTAATATAACTCGGAAGTTTATTTAAGTGCATGAGCACGCTATCCCGAATGAAACCGGCTTTGCCCACTTTGTGCTGCAGAGATCTATCAAGTTCCTGACGTTTGATGTACTTCTTTGCGGCTCCTCCACCGCCGCAGTATATACACTTCTCCGCGTCAGATCGCTCCACGGTTAGCGAATTCCGCATCGTGCCTTTGTCAACTGGGCAATCGGATTTCGCCTGCGAAAGCCACAGAACACGTGCCCACTCCTCCATACCGTCAAGGGCCTTGCGCTGTGTGGCCTCGCCCCACTGCCTTTTCCATTCGACTTTAACTTTCGTCATACTTTCACCAGGATTTCAGTACATCTGCACCGTGGATGTTTTGGTGGGCCGCGCGATCCATCCGGGAACGCCCCATTTGGTAAATCAGCCTGCGTTTTGCTCATGTTCATACAGTACGGGCATAACCTTTCATCAGGTGTCACCAGCCACTGCCGTTTATATTTCGCAGGATCTATGACTCCGCGAATGACGGCGTCCTCGTTTGCCTTCCTGAGACCTTCATTTGCAGCGGTATGTCCTTCAGTCAGCGCGATCGTCTCTGCTCTCCACATTAGCAACTTGTTTTTGCGCTTGTTTATCAACTCAGAGACGTCTTCGACGTCGATCCCCTTATCCATCAATTTCTGTTTGTAGCGCTCCAGCGCGTTCATGTGCTGTGGCAGCAGTCCGATGTAATTTCTGATCAGCATCGCTTGTTCGCGCATCGTCAGACCTTTCAAGATGCCCTGCGTGGTGACTTCGCGGATCAGCGACATCGTCTGCGATGTGATGTACTGAACACGCGTGCCTGCGTAGAGTTCCAACCAGCGCAGCGCTTCCGGACTTATGAGATCGTATGCGAACTCTACCGTTGCGATCTTTTTCAACCGTTTGTTCTGGTAGAGATATGCGTCTTTGAACGATCTTTCTATGAAAATCGATGGATCAAAGTGCTGTCTGATGAACGGAGGAGAATCATCTATGTTTGCATTTTTGACCCAGATGATAAACGATTTCTTGATTGCTTTCGCCCATCTATCACCGATTTCGGTTACCATCAGACCACCTGCGGAGCATCATAGTTGAATCCCGCGAAGAATTCTGTGTGTTCGATTGTATCAGTGCCCAACCGGAAACGATAGCGCGGATCTGTCAGGATCACATACGTATCATACTGCCCCGCGATCCTGAACGTCTGTCCTTTTTGACAAGGAACTTCTCCATCTAACACACACTTGATCAGCTGCCTGAACTCCTGACCACGGCTGAAGATATCGATCGCGGTCTGATTCGATGTTATCATTGCATAACGTCCATAATATAATTCGTGCTCCATCCAATACAAGGGCAGACCGTTCACATCGACCGCGCTTATCACCAGATACGGAATCGATGTTAGTTTATCAAAAAAAACATCTTCCCAGGTTCGCGAACTCAGATCTCCCCAGGTGATTGGTGTGTAATCTCTCCATATGTTGTAATCAAACATGGTGATCGAAGTGAGCTCAGTGAACTCATTGACGGATGTTACTGCGCACGCCCCCTCGATTAAGACGTCTTCCTCAATTTCCTGAGTACCATTCAGCCCGCTTATCTTCATGGTGAACTCTTCATCAGTTTCACTGGACACGATTTTAATGTACGACGGTTTTATTAACTGATGAGATATCTTTATAGAACGATCCGCGTATCCATCAAAGACCTTGTTGTCACGTTCGGTGAACTTGAAAATGTGATACGCTCCGCCGATCATTTTATCACTCGGATAGTATTATTTCCTCGTCTTTCATCTGTGTTATTCTAAAGTTGTTCGGATAATTTTCACAATCAACATGTCGTTCTAATTTAAGATCGCTATCAACGATGCCATTCGACTTCATAACAGCATTGAGTATGACTTCGTTATACGATGCTAAATATCCAGACCCAGATTTGGTTACGGAATCATCACCGGATTTTATGTTCGATGCGTGCCAGTCCTTAAATTTACGTTCATGGTAATATGCGATCAGGTACGCAAGCGCCATCAATCTCTCGTCATCGCTCAGTAAAATTCCGTGTGGAGATTCATCTCGGTTGAGCTTTTCAGACGCAACCTTATACAGTAGTTGAAAATTTGACTGCGTCTTAGACTGCGAGCTGTATAGAATGTTCGCGGTCGTGTTCATTTTTCCATTATATTCCTCCTTGGTTTGACACGAGAAATTTGTATAAGCGTTGACCGCGATTATCACGTCCTCTTCACTGATCATTCTATCACCGGTCTTTTATACATGGACGGTTTTGTAATGTTGTTTTCAGCTCCGCAAGCGTGTTCTTTATGCACCGTGCCTGTTCGTCGTGTGCTTTCAGCATATCCATTGTGTCGCATTTGTAGTCTTTGATCGTCTGCACGATGATCTCCATCTTGTTCAAAATGTCCTGATTGTGCTTCGCATTTTGATCCAGGAGAGACTTGATCATGTACCAGAAGCCGGACACCAATGTGATCACCAAAAAGACAATGAGCATGGCGTTGAAATCGCCCATCGCTGATTTCGCCAGCTCTTCTTCGAGCGGCATAAGCTCACCAGTCTAGCCACGATTTGAATGCCGCTACCCCTTTCTGGAGTTCTTTCGCCTGCATGACGATCCTGTCAAGCTCTTCCTGTGTTATTTTATCATCTGCCTGAGCCTCGCTGATCATAATCAGTAGCACGGAGAGTTCTTTAAGTATACCAGCGATCTCTCCTATAGCAATGACGAACTTCTTGCGAGCCTGAAGGACGTACACACTGCCTAAAGACATTACAAGCGCGATCAGAGATGTGAAAAGAGTTGCGTACTCCATATTTGTTCACTTCCTTTAGAACTTTCCAACCTTAAGCGGCTCTGGTGACTTTCTCATCTTCTTTAACATGCACTCAGGATCTATCCCGTACTTCGTCATGTAATCGCGCTTGGTAAGTCCCTCGTCTCCTGAGCCAGACTTATATAACTTAAGTCCGTTGTAGTCTATGACACCTGAAGGCATCTTGAGGACTTCCGGATCGAGGAACGGGGCGCACGGTAACCAATCATCGTTATCAATGATCTCCTGCATTTTCTGAGGGAACGTATTCCCATCGATATCGATCCTGAGCACTCTGCAGCAGTTCTTGCAGCTTATCAGGACGTTGTCATCGTTAGCAAACCGACAAGCGATCCTGATCTCAAGTTCGTCTATCTCCGATTCAGTCTCACACACCGGACAAAATATTTTAATCATCTTGTTTTCCCTCCACCCATCAGTATTCCTTTCACGAGCAGGTCTTTTATTTCGGGGGTGAGCTCGACCAGATACGTCTTTCCGAACTCCATTATCGTCCCGTTAGGAAGCCGGAAAGTACCGCGTGGTGTCTGGTCGTTATCGGCCTGCTCCTTCATCAACATTCTCAACTTTCTGGAGTACTTGGGAAGCGTCACGTAAACCCTGTTCCCTATCTTCATCTCCTTGACCGGCTGGGAAGGATCGACCGGATCACTGTTCACAAAAAATGGGTCTTCCTCAACCAGTCTGTCAAGATCCTTAGGCTTTATCTTCTTCCTCGGTGCCATATATTCTCACGTAAAAATTATTTTATGATCAATCATCACGTTCATGACCATGAACCATACGCGGACATTATCCAGTACTGTGTACCATCACTGAACAGAGTGATACCAGCACGTGCAGTATTCGACATTACAATGGTGGACGCATCAATATATCCGCCACCTGTCACGTTGATCTTCATATAATTAGACCCGCTCGTGGCAACGGACTTCACACCTATCAACCTCCCAGTTGTACTTGATGCCACTGGCAACACTACGGTCACGTTCCCAGTCGCCTGGTTGACCTTCACGAACGTCGGTAGAGTCGCAGCGGTGTAAACGGTATCAGTCGTGATAGCACTGCCTGCAGATCCTGCATATGTCTTCGCTGTCATATGTCCCGTAACGGTCAGGTTATCCGCGATGTATGCCGGTGCGCCTATTATATTTAGCCTGTCATACGTAGCGTTGTATCCGACCGTCACATCCTTATCATTACCAAACGTCACGGAGTAATCATCACCTATCCACGTCCCTCCATACGGAACCTTCACTCTACCCTCAATCAGTGCTTTATGTGTCGGGTAGCCAGCCGCCACGCTCACGATCATCAGTATCGCAAACAGTCCGATGAGCTTTCTCATACGACCACCTTAAAAATTTTAAATAAGATCACACACCGGTGATCTTGAATATGTTCGCGGAGTTGGTTGCATGGTACTTCGGCACGACCAGGTACCCGACACACTGCCTGAGCGTTGTCCTCCAGCCAACGTCGTGTATCCTGGTGGTCTCCGTGAGCGGGATATCAGTCGGCTGGTAGATCGCTCCGCGCATAGTGTTGTCGCCCTCGACGAACACGATCGCGTTGGTGCCGAGCGCATCCGAGGACGTCTTGTTGTGTATGTCAATGTAAGCGTTACCGTCGGCATCCTTGTACGGAGTGAACGCATAGAAGTTGATCTTCCAGATCTTCATCAGGTACTCCTTCAAGGACTGCTGGACGTTGTTGATCAGATCGAGCTGATCAATTCCTCTCATCCTGGAGGACGGATAGAGAACGCCGAACGAATGGTTTGACGGATCGATTCCAGTCGAACTGACGATACCCTCGATCGCCTTGACGATATCGCCCTCGACATCCGCTCCTGAGGAGTTCCACTGAGCGGTTACCGAATCAGACAGACCGGCCTTCGCGACCAGCTCTGTGACCGCTCGGAAGGTACGAACTGCGCCGAAGTAGTTCAGCGCCATCCGCGTGCCGTCCATCGCCAGCGTGTCGATGGCTGCGCGTGTCTTCGCTGCATCCGTGATCAGGTAATCGAACTTGTCCCACTTCAAATCTTTAGACACTCTGGTGATGGACCATCTCGATGCGTCCACAGCCGTGTCAAGATCAACGTCCATCCGCCCAGGCACGCCGTGCGTGACAAAGAACTCGATCTTCTCGGTGTCGACGGGCTTCAGTGGGAATGCCTTTCCGAGCAGATCGTAGTTCTGAGCATCAGTGTTGATGAGCTCCATCGACCGCTTGGCCCATCCCTTTATATACTGTCCCAGCATATCTGGATTCATATATCCACTTGTAACTGGCATTTTATATCACTCCTTAAATTATTTAGCTCTCAACGGCGCTACCTATCGGCATATCAAGGTATACGTCTATGAGCTCGCCCGCGCTCGATGTGGTCATGTTATCCTTGCCGACATAGTGGCCGATCGGGGTCGACGTTGCAGCGCTCGACGTGACCATACCGGCGGTTGTGCTCAGATAGACCTTCGCGCCGAACTGGTATGTTGCAGACGCCACAGACGCAACTTTTACGATCAGTCCGCTTCCAATCAGTGCGAATCCATGCGGGTCGCCTGCTGCCTTCACAACAGGCGCTCCTGTCTGCGGGTCGAGCGAACTCGACAGAGCGACCGCAACCGCTACATCATTCTTCGCGGTTGTCTTCGTCATCTGACCAGATCCGTTATCCTTGTAAACATATCCCTCCACGATTGCCTCTGCTGCGCATGGTAGGGATACTCCGTAAGAAGTCTGCTTGACTATTGCCATTTATATCACCTCATATGATCTTTCTGAGCTCATCTATTGATGGAGGCTCAAGCTCGCTGTTCTTCTCAACCTTTACGTACTCCTGACCGGTCACCTTCGGAACGATCATGAGCTCTGCGATCCTGGACGCATTCAGGATCAGTTCCTCAGGTCTCTCAAGGAATATAGGCAGTAGCTCCTTCTCAGCGATCTCTCTGTTCTGCTCAGGGAACTGTGCAAGGAACTTTGCCTTCTTGGCCTCGATGATCGCCTGCCGCTCCTTCTCCTGATACTCCTTGAGCTGTGCATTCAACTGTAGCACCTGAGCCTGCAGCGTCGCGATCTCCTGGTCCTTGGACTTCAGAAGCTCGTCGACGTTGAGCTGCACTGTTGGTTCTGCCTTCTTCTCCTCAACATTTATCTCATCTGACATTTTTGATCCTCCTTTGATACTTTTAAGAAATTCCTCGTAAGGAATTCCATTGATTGTTATCTTTACGCTCGGAGATCTTATCTCTTCATTGACACTATCCGTAATTGTATCAACGTTTATCCCGCATCTGGGTGGTTTACACGCAGGATTTTTCACAATTGCGAGATTGTTTGGCACGTAATTTATCTCTATTGATCTATATTTCACACCGGCAACCTCTCCAGACTCTTCAATGAAATCACAGAAGTACGCGCCCGACACCCCAAGCACCTTGCGATTTCTCAGATCGTTTATCAACCAGTCTGGAGTATCATTTTTATAAAAGTGTGCCTCTGCAACGATCGACTGTCTGGATTCGTCCCATGTTGGATTACGTAGCTGACCTACACGAACCGTGTTCGCAGTCGTTATGCCAGTATCTGGGTGATCTCCGATACTGTTTTCATTCTCTATAACGATCGGCACACCTTCCCACCACTTTGTGGACTTTTGAAGCTCTTCTGCAGTCTTTAAGTGTCCGTTGTAAACGCCTGCAGACATTACCGAACACTTGACTATAATTTCATCAGACGTCTCGATGAACTCTCCGCTGTTCAAACAAATCGATGTGGAGTCCTCGCGCGCTGCACCGCAGTACCTCACCCTCAGGTTTCTCGCTTTGCGTGCCACCTCTGGATCGTTTCCCGTGCCTTTTGCGCGTTGCTCTGCAGCGAGCAGTCCAGCGCAGTTCGGTTCCTCATCAGGAGACGATCTGTACGGATAGCTCCACGATCCTTTTAGCTGCGGGTCGCCCTCAGGCCCCTTCAGATAACACGCTTTGAGATAACTCACATCATAAGTACCATCCGGCTTGAGAGCCCCCTGCCAGATTTTCTTCTCAACTTCGTTACCATTCCAAACCATATTACCACCCAACATTATTAACTTCTTTTGGTTTTGGTGGCCATCCCGCGATCTCTCTTATTTCGTCTTCAGTCCATGCGCCTATCTTCGCCGCGATCTCCGCGTTGCGGTACATCATCTCATCGGAGGTCTCCTCGAACGGCCTCCACTCAATCTCCACAGACCAGCCGTCCAGTCCGTTCAGATCAAAGATTTTCTTCCAGAACTCAATGAACGGCGCTGCGATCTCCTCCTGCTCGGATTTCGCCATCAGAATCAACAATGTGAGTCCAGGTTTAGCGGTCTGGGATATAGCCTGACCGGTCTGCTCGGTGAAATCCCTCGCGATTATCGAGTATAAAATTCGTCTCTCATAATGATCGATCACTTTCATCGGATCAATGGGCATCTTGTAGTCAAGTGGTTTGGGCTGGATGCATGATGGCGCCACCATCACCGTATCCTTACCATGATTTTTAGCAAGTTTCTTGGCTTCCTTAAACGCTTTAGAAACAGTCCACGCTTCTGGATTCATTGGCGGAGGGCTATCCCGATACTCCTCTATACTGATCCACAGGTTAGGAGCGCCCGCTCTGTTCACGGCCTGCACGAGCGATTTTTCCGCGAACATCAATCTCTTCACGAGCGGAACGATGCACGCTATAGCAGATCGACCGTCTGGAGAATCCGCCACCACATCTCTAATATGTATCACATTCTCATTATTTATACGGACGATTTTATCATTGTGTATTTTCTGCCAGTATTCAATACGATCCTCTTCGGTGTCATAAATTATGCCTTTCAGAATGTCGCCTGGGATATATCTGTACATATCAATCCGCGAAAGCGGCACAGTGTTAAACGAATATGCAGGAAGCCTCTTAAACGCCACAGGCGCCTTCCATCCTCCCATGCTCCCGATCACGTATTCAAAGATCGCAGATCCATACACCTTTCGATCATACCAGGCCTGATTCAACCTGACCAGCGTCTTAACAATTCTATCAAGTTTATTAAACGTCGCCTGGACTTCTTTGAGTCTATCCTCTGACACGTCTTCATCAACCGGCGGGATGACGTTTATCCTAGCGCCCTGAAAGATGAACTTCCTGTACTTTTCTAAAGTGTTCGCGACGATCGGAACGTCTCTCGCTACGTTTCGCACGTCCTGCCACGTTATTTCCGGATTAGAATAATAAGGAACTTCCGGTACGGGATATTCCGATCCGGTGATAAGTTTTTCGTTCAGGATCAGATCCTCTATCCGGCTAGATTCATAGAAAAATTTACCATCATGATACAGTAAATCATCCGTGATGTATCCGGTCATTTAAATTACCTCATCGATTTCATAATCACCACAGGAATACACACCGAAGTCGGTAACCTCGTTTTGCTTCGCATACCGTTGTGACAGGAAGACGATCGCTTTAGATGCAGCATCGACCGCGTCATCATGCACTCCCGGGGATGGAAATGCCACGCATTCGTCCACAAAATCCTTAGTCCATGATGAGTTTACCACGTGGACGTTCCCGTTGTAGCACGCTGCAGAGAATATTTTTGCGAAATGCAACTTTGGATCGCTTATCTTTACTGGGTAGAATATATACCCAGTCAGAATTCTCCTCGACAGATCGTTCATGATGATTTTGCCCGCCGCACCTGGCTCCTGTTCGATTGCGATGATGCATTCGTGCCCGTCCCGCTTTGCGGTCTCGTGTATCAACCGTTCAATCTCACCAGGCGGCTTCCTCACCTTGATTACGTCCTCAATATAAAACACGCCGTCACAGAGACGAACTCTGACACCGGCGGTATAGTCCGGATCATTATTCTTTCTGAATTCGGTCGCAGCAAGATCCCAGAACCGTACCACTGTCCCGCTTCGCGGAACCTCGTTCAGCTCGATGAACTTAAACCAATCCGATTTGAATAAATTCCCTTCGACTTTCACATTCCAAATTCCTTCACGGAGCTGTCGACGTGTGATTGGATCTAGTTGACTCAACGAATGCTCATAACTGTTCGCATCCAGGTACGGGTTGTCTTCCAGCCGCGAAGGGATAAACCGGCGATTCGGGTCTTTGTCAAGGAAAAACCGACGATAGACCCAAGACTCACCGACACCGCCAGGATTGGTGGCTGCTCGCATCCTCAACGGTACCTTGCTATCCTTCAGTTTTCTGAGGCGTGTGAACAGATAAGTATAGTCTTCTTCCCGCTCAAACTGTGTGAGCTCATCAAACGCTACATATTGAAATTCTGATGATTGATAACGATATTTGGCGGACGCGGTATCAAGGTAACCGAAAGTTAAAGTGGCGCCACTTGGAAACCGCCACTGGTGAAGCTGCTCGCTCCACTTCGCGTCCGCCGCGTCTAACCAGGCATGCGACCTATCGATCAGCGCTCCAGGCAACGATAGATCCGTGTACGTCTTCCTTAATATAAGCGCACTGTAGTTTTTTACATGGACGAACATCAGCGCGGCCATCAGGAGAGCATCAGACTTGCCACCGCCCATTGCACCGCCAAACAACACCTCCGGACTGAGATCGACGAGAAATTCCGCCTGTTTTTTAGTTGGTTTATGAGGAATGTATTCATTATCAAGTACACATTCCTTTAATAATTTAGCCTTAATCAAATCACTCGTCATCGTCGTTGAAATACTCGTCCAGGATCTCGTTGATGTTTGTAGATTTATCTTTCAAATTGACATCAATTTCGACGTTGTCAGGCCGCAAACTCATGTATATTTTTATCGCTTCAAATAACATATTTTCGTACCGAATCAACCAGTAATGACTGCGCGACTTCGGCACCATATCGGGGAAGTTTATGTACGATTTGTCCAGTGGTATAACATAATCATTATTTTTATCATTGATTATATCGTACATCCTTTTAATTTCATTCTCCATTATCTGAAGGAGTGGATCGGTCTGCGAACGAATTCTGCTCGCAATCGAATGTTTGATTTCTTCATTAATCGCCGACGTCTCTATCTGTGTGTTCTCACGAAACTCCCTCAGATATCTATAAATACTCGGCAAAGATAACTCTACACCGAATTTATCTTTGATGGATTCTTTTAGATGAGCCGCGCTAATCGTGCAGTTGTCACGTATGAACTTTATCACATCGTCGTTGATTTTGCGCCTGCTCATCCCATCCCCGCTAAAGGATATCCATCATAATGCCAGATTGTATTATCCTCGAATAATATTAACATTGTCCATATTAATGATTCGAAGAATATAAAATCATCATCGATGTTCGGCGAAGTTATATAAATCAATTTTATCAACTCGCTTGCTCAGCCTTTCAACACATCGCGGATTTATCCAGATGGCTTCCGTCCGTTGCTTTCCAGGTCCTTGCAGACCACTTGATCTAGTGCGACCAGCCACGTGACATACTGCTTGAAATTCTTTATAATGCCATCCGTTTTCAATCAACAGTCTGTATATATCGTTCGGATACCCACTCAAAACCGCCATGCCCTTGATATT